TCATCGAAGCCGGTGAACTTTTCACGACCGACGCTCCCAAGGGCAAGACTTGGGAAGAACTGGACGCCAAGGGCAACTCTGTCGATCCGCTGGACCATGATGCCAATGGCAAGCGCGGCGGGAGCAAGCCCCGCCAGACTGCCGAATAAAAGGATGGGCCGGGGGAAACCTCGGCCCCTTCACCATGTTCCAAGGCAAGAACCTCAACTTCACTGGCCTTCCGCAAACGCGCGGGCAGATCATCCCCGGCCCTACTGTGGCTGCGAATGGTGTGGAAGTGGCTGGCAATACCGATAACATTGCGGCGCTGTCATTGCTGGTGTCGTCGCTGCAATCGGCTGTGACGGCGTTGCAGGCTGCTGTGGCAGACCATGAAACCCGCATAACGGCCTTGGAGCCTTAGGGCGATTCAATCCCTGCCGTGCTGGCCTTATCCCCGCGCAAAAGGGGTTTGATATGGCCACGCTTTACATTTCCTACTTCGACAATGTTGACCTTGGGGTGGCGGGCTTCCCGATTTCCACTGAGGCGGTCACAACGTCCAGCACTTCGGCTGCTTCGGGCAATGTTCCGGTCGCAAGTGATGTGTGCATCCTATTTTCTGACGCTGCCCACTACGTCACGATCAGCCGCGACGGCGAAACCAAACCCGCTACCACAACCAACGGGTTCTATCTCCCGGCCAACGTGCAAATGCCCTTGCGGACTTTTGTGACAACCGGGCAGGTGGTCAAGATCACGGCGCGAACCGTCGCCTGATGGCCACCTTGCTTGAACTCTGCAACCGTGCGCTGGCGCAAATTGCTGCCGGTGCGATTGCTGATTTTGAGGAAGGATCGCTTGAGGCGCGTGAAGTTCTTCGGTTTGCGCAACCCCTTCTTGATGAACTGGCCGACTGGACTGAGTGGCACTGGCTGACCAAGCGTGAAGTGTTGGCGGTCATCACCAATGACCGGCCTGCGGAATGGCTTTACGCCTATGCGGTCCCTGCTGATATGGCTCAACCTCTGGCCGTGCGTGAACCTGAGGATGATGCAACGGTCCTTCCGACGTTCGGGCCTTACTCGTTCCCGCTTCAGGATGGCATTTCACTGGCCTTCCTGAACGAAGGCAATGTCATCTACACCAATGTGCCGACGGCAACGCTGGTCTACACGCGCAAGAATATCACGGCTGCGGACCTCCCTGCCTTGGTGCAGCGTGCCTATGAACTGGAACTTGGTGCGCGGATTGCCCTGCCGATCAAGAAGGACGCCAAGGTCGCGCAATACCTTTCGCAGACTGCTGAGGTGGCACGTCAAAGGGCAATTGCCGATGAGGAAAACAAGCGGCAATCCACACCTCGCCGGTATGTGTCTGAAGCGGAATATGCGCGGGCCGGTGTCGGGAATTACGTGCCGTGAGTTTTCGCGCTACTCAACCGAATTTCAGCCGGGGTGAAATTGCACCTGATCTGTATGGCCGGTTCGATGCGGATATGTATGCCGCTGGCGTCAAACAGGCGCGCAATGTCCTGATCCTCAAGTATGGCGGGCTTACCAAGCGTCCAGGCACTCAACTGGTAGCCGAAGTCATCAACCCCACTCAGCCAACCAGACTAGTGCCGTTTCAATTCTCGCTGACGCAGACCTACGCTCTGGAAATGGGGCAAGGGTATATGTCGCCGTGCGCGTTCGGTGGGCGCTTGCTGGAAGAAGAACTTGCGATCACGGCTATTACGAACGCGCTGGTTGCGCAGGTGACGGTCGCCTATCACGCTCTAGTATCGGGCGACTTGTTCTATGTCTCCGGCGTGGCTGGCGAAATGGGCGTGTTGCTGAACGGACGAGCGTGGCCGGTGGTTTCTGTGGTGGATGACAACAACTTCACGATTGACGCTGACACAAGGGGTTTAGACGCCTTCACTACATGCGAGGGCGGGATAACCCGCATATCTGCGCCATCTGTCCCGACGCCTCCGGTCGTGCCTGATCCTGTCGAGCCTCCGCCTCCGCCTGGCTACTTCTTCGGCGGCGGCGGGTCGTTTGGCGGCTTTGACAGGAACGTGTTCTGATGGGTGGCTCTCGCGTTTACAAGGTGGGCAGTCCCTACAACGGCGTAGAACTGGCCGAACTCGATTTCGAGCAAACCGCCGACACCATGTATATGGCACACATCGATCATGTGCCGGGGAAGCTGGTGCGCCAAGCGCATACGGATTGGGAATTTCAGGACGTCACGTTCGGGCCTACTATCGCAGCGCCTACTGGCTGCTCTGTGGCAGCGACCGTTCCGAACACCGATTCCGAAAATGACGGTGTGAACTTTTTCGAGCAACCGGCAACCTACTGCGTCACGGCAGTCAACGATGACACTGGTGAGGAAAGCCGTGCCTCAAATGAGGATAGCGTAGACAATGACCTGACGCTGAAACGCAACTACAACACGGTCACTTGGAGCGCTGTGACCGGGGCAACCCGCTACAACGTCTATAAAGCAGAGAACTCGCAATTCTTTGGTTACATCGGAACAACCGACGGCACGACGTTCCGCGATGACAATATCGGCCCTGCTTTGGACAAGGCACCTCCGCAAGCCTACAATCCGTTTCCTGCTGCGGGGGACTATCCGTCAACGGTCACGCTGTTCGAGCAACGCGGGGTGTGGGCGCGGACGCGCAACATTCCGCATGGGATATGGGGCACGCGGTCGGGCCAGCTTGAAAACATGGACCGGTCGCGGCCTCTTCGGGCAGATGACAGCATCTCGTTTACGATCATTGCGGGCCGGGTGAACTCGGTCAACCAACTGGTCACAACAACCTCCCTGATCGCCCTGACTAGTGACAGCGTGTTCAATATCGATGGGGACGGCTCAGGCGGCGTTCTGGACGCGACAACGCCACCGGCTACCCGTAGGCAGGTAGGGCGTGGATCGTCGCGCCTGCCGCCTCTGGTGGTCGATAGCGTGGTGTTTTACTCGCCTTCTATCGGGCAGTCAGTCCGCACGCTTGGATTTGACTTTGCAATTGACGGGCTGAAGTCGAACGACGTGTCGATTTTTTCGCCGCACTTCTTTGCGGGGATGGGGATTACCTCTTGGGCCTATGCGCAAGAGCCGCGTTCGGTGATATGGGGCGCACGCACCGACGGCAAACTGCTGTGCTTCACATGGGAGCAAGAGCAAAACGTTTGGGGCTGGACGCTGTGTGAAACTGACGGGCTGGTTGAGACGCTTTGCACTATCACTGAGAACGGCGAAGATCGCGTCTACATGATCGTCGCAAGGCAGGTGCTTGGCCAGACGCGCAAGTTCGTGGAGCGCTTGTCATCGCATCGCTGGGATACAGTCGATGATGCGGCGTTCATGGATTGCTCTGTCTCGGCCTCGTTCGAGACGCCTCGCAATACCTTTACCGGGCTGTGGCATCTGGAAGGGCGCACCGATGTTGTGGGCGTCTGCGATGGGCAGGTTATCAAGAACCTGACGGTGGAGAATGGCACGATCACCCTGCCGGTTGATTTTGGGCTGGTGTCGCGCGTGACGTTCGGCATTCCCTATACCGTGACGGTCGAGACGCTGCCTTACCGCACGAATATGCAGGGCATGGGGTCCAATCTTGGCCGGTCGCAAGGTCTGGGTGAGGTTGTCCTGACGCTGGCTGAAAGCCGTAGTGTGTTCGCCGGGATCAATGAGGCCAATCTGTTCCTGCTCAAGAGCCGCACGGGTGAAGCCTATGGTGCTGGGGATAACCTGATCAACGGCGAAGTGACGGTCAACATGGCGAACAAAGCGCAGGATAACGTCAACGTCCTGATCCGCCAGACTGATCCTCTGCCGTTCACGCTGCTCGGGGTGGCTATGGATGCGGTTATCAATGGATAGAATACGGATTGTCCCGGCTGCATTCCGCCATGTGAACTTTCTGGCGCGGCGGCTACGGGCAATCGATCGGTTGGAAGTCGAGGCCTTCGGACGCACTCCGAAACAAGCGCTTCGCTATGGGCTGTTGTCATCGTCAAAGGCTTGGACCGCGCTGGTAGACGGTGAACCTCACGCCATGTTCGGCGTGGTGGAACAGAATGCCATGACCGGGGACGCGGTGCCGTGGTTCCTTGGCACAGATGAAGTCTACCGGCACGGCAAAGCGCTGTTGAGTTGGGGGCCAGGCATGTTGTCGCGTATGGGCGATTCACGCCAGCGGCTGTCGAACCTAGTGTCTGCGCACAATGGGCAGGCAATCCGCTTGTTGCAGCGCTGGGGCTTCACGGTGGACGACAAGGAAATCGACGTGAACGGCACGGCATTCCGCTATTTTGAAAAGGTGGCTGCGTAATGTGCGATCCGGCCACACTGACCCTTGTTGCCACTGCCACGGCTGCGGTGTCGTCCGTCACTGGCACGGTTATGGCTGTTCAGTCTGCAAACCTGAAGCGCGATCTGGCTGAGCGCAACGCGTCTATGGAGCGTAATGCCGCGCAAGATGAAATGCAGAACACGCGCGAACAGGCGCTTACTCGGTATCGAGAGATTGCCCGCGTGAAGGGGCAACAGCGCGTTGCAGCGGCGGCAAATGGTGTGGGTCTGGACTTCGGCACGGCGGCTGATGTGGTGGCTGATACGGACATGCTGGGCCGCGAGGATGTGGGCCGGATTTACAAGGATGGAAGCAACGCGGTGAAGTCCCGCGACATCGCTGCATCTAACTACAAGGCTGAAGCTAATATGGCGCGGTCGCAAAAGACGGGGGCAATTGTCGGGGGTGTGGCTGACTTCGGTTCTACGGTGATGGGCGGCGCAACACAGTATAGCAAACTCAAAGCAGGGCAGGGCCGCTAATGCCGCGCGCTCCGGTCTATAATCCTGCCACACAAGGCGTTGCGCCGGTCGAAGCGCGGTTCCGTGCGCCGTCTGGTCCGTCTGGCGGTGAGATTATCGCGGCTGCTGGGCAACGTCTTGGGCAGGCGATTGGCCAGTTCGCCAATGTGCAGGACAGCATAAACGCAGAGTTTGACGATACCCAGGCGCGCAAGCAGGCATTGAAGGCAAGGCAGGCTGCTGCCGGGGTGACGTCCGAGTTTACGCAGTTGCAGGGCGGTAATGCCGTTTCGGCGCGTGTGGACACTGAAGGCCGGTTGCAGAAAATCCGCGAGGAAGCGCTTGATGGCGTAACCAATCCCCGGATGCGAATGCTGTTCGAGCAATACTATGATCCCGGCCATGCTGAGGCGTTGCAGTCCATCGGCGGTCATACGGTCAGACAAGCGCAAGCAGAGCGCAAGGGTGTGCTTCAGGCTGAGGCGGCAAGCTATGCCGACCTTGCCATCAACAACCCTGACAAGAGCGATGAGCGCCTTAAGGCTATCGACGCAGGCAAGGCTTCCATTGCGCAGCTTGGGCAAATGCAGGGCATGGGCGAACCTGAGATTGCCTTGGAGCAACGCAAGTTTGTTTCCGGCGTCCATGCAAACACGGTGGATCGCCTTCTTGCCGTGCCTGATCCTGACGTTGAAATGGTCGCCGCCTACTATGGCGCGCATTCGGATGAAATGATCAGCGCCGACCGCGAACGGGTCATGAAGGATTTGCAGGGGCCTTTGCAGTTCCGTGCGGATTACACCGACTTCACGCGGGCGATTGCTGGCACGGAACCGGGGGAAGCTACACCGCAGACAGGAACGGGCTGGACAAAGGTTGCCACCGACGTTGCGAACAAGTTCGGCCTGACGCCTACTGAAGTCGCGGCGGTCATGTCCTATGAAACCGGGGGCACTTTCTCGCCTACGATTATGGGCGGGAAGAACGGGCAGTATATGGGCCTGATCCAGTTCGGACCATCTGAACGCAAGAAATACGGTATCGACAAGAACTCCACGCCGGAACAATGGTCAAAGGCCATTGGGGATTTTCTGTCTGATCGCGGGTTTAAGAAGGGCATGGGGGTGAAAGACCTCTATTCCACGATCAACGCAGGGCAACCGGGGCGCTACAATGCCAGCGACGGCAATGGCACGGTATCCAGCCATGTTGACAATATCCTGCGCGAACACATGACCACGGCTGATAAATGGCTGGCCGGTGGCGGTGTGGTGCCGACGGAAACCCCGCGCACATGGGACAAGGACGACGCCTTCAATCGCATCGACCGGCTTGCTGACAAAGAGAGTTGGTCGCTGGAAAAGCGTGAACGTGTCAAGGCCGTGGCTGACAAGCAGATTGCGCGCGATGAGCAACTATTGCAGCGGCAATACAAGGCTGCGGGCGATGAGGCGGTTCAAGCCGTGATCGGCATGGGCGACAACTTCACCGACATTTCGCAGATACCGGCTGCAACGCGCGCCAAAATGGACCCAACGGACCTGATGCGCCTGACCGAGACTGCCGCCAAGAACAAGGTGGCCAAGTCGGCTATTCCTAAGGATGGCAACCGTTCGCTGGAATTGCAGATTTTGCAGCGCACCAATCCTGAAGCGTTCCTTGCTGTCGATCTGGCAAAGGAAGTGGGCAATGTTGCGCCGGATGAATTGAAGTCGTTCGTGCTGTCTCAGGCCGATATTGTGGGCAAGCAGAACAAGCCCAAGGAATATGACGCGCGAGGCGGTATCACTACGGCTATCAACTGGATGAAAAAATACGGTGGCATCGATATATCCGACAAGGATTGGCCTAAGGTTTTTGACGCGGCCAAGGCTTACACTGATGGCCTTTATGCGAAGAACCGGGCTGTAACGCCTGCGGAATTTGATGCGGCTGTAAAAGGCGCTGTGCGTGATATTCCTACTGCTGGGTTCTTCGGTGGAACCATGAAAGCCTATGATGTGACGCGCGTAGACCAGATACCTGCGGGCGCTCTGGCTGACATTACCCGCGCCTTCAAGGTGAACGGTCGCGCGCCGTCTGATCAGGAAAAGCTAGACATGTATCGGGCAATGCTGGTCAACGCGGGCGCAAGGTAGTATGCAGCGCGAATGAGGCTGATTCCCTTGTTCGCTGTCCTGCTCTCTGGTTGCGCATATGACGTGGCTGGTCGTGCCAATGTGACCGGCAATGAAGTGGGCGTCACGGTCAACAATGTTTGGAATGCAAATCAGGCGCTCCCCATTGCCGACGCACATTGCAGGAAGTTCGACAAGGCTGCTCGGCTGCGGGATAGTCAGGGATACGCCTTCAGCTACGATTGCATCTAGGGCGATTCACGGTAGGGCGCGGCTGCTATAGCCGTGTGGCATGGCCAGTGAACCGCTCATCCCGTTTGACTACTTGGAGCGGCAAAAGCGCCGCACGCAATCGCAGGGCGAAGTGGACAATCCTATCGCCCGCGCGATGGGTGTGTTGCAGACTGAGCAAGCGCGCTCCACCATCATTCAAGCGCCTGATCCTGACACCACCGCCAAGGTCACGCGCGCTGCCCGCACAACCGGCGAACCACCCGCGCTTATCGAGGATCGTCTAGGCGATATCGACAAGGCGCAGCGTGCCGAAAAGATGGGCGCGCTGCTGGATATGTTCCCGATTTACCGGCTGTGGGCACAGGAAAACCCGCGCGGTGTGGTGGCTGCTTCGGACGATCACAAGGCGCTGGGCATTCTCGGCGGGGCTTGGGATTGGGCCAAGGCGAAATTGCCGGGGACTGCAAAGGCTGCGGGCTATGGCTTCGGTGAAGTCGGCGCGAAAATCAACGCGGTCGGCGCTGACTATATCGGCGGCGCGTATGACTGGCTCTCTGCTATCGCGTCACCGAATACACAGACTGTCGGGCAGGTTCAGGATCGCCAAGCGGCACGCAAGGCATATTTCAATTCCGGCGTATCGGCTCAAGCCACTGCGGCAAAAGCGGCGCGTCCTGCCTATAGCGGGTGGCTGGAGGAAAACGTCCTGCAAGGATTGGAGCAAACGCCATCCTCGCTCTACGCTGTCTTGGCTGGTGCGGTAACGCGAAGCCCTGCCATGACCATGACGCTGATGGGGACGCAGACCGGCTTGCCTGCCGTTTATGATGCGCGTCAAAAGGGTCTCGATCCTGTCCGCTCGGCAACCTACGGCGCTGGGCAGGCGTGGGTGGAGGTCATCACGGAAAAGCTTCCGGCAACTGAATTGCTGAACGCCATCGCCAAGAAAACACCATTTGGCCGCGCGCTGATGGTGCAGTTGACTTCGGAAATCCCGCAAGAGCAAGTCGCCACGGTCCTACAGGACTTCA